TACACGTAAGGAGTCGTCGGCAGCGTCAGATGTGTATAAGAGACAGCTATAAACCCCCCTTATACCCCCCTCCAGAACCCTTTTTTTTAGCCCTTTTATAAGCCCTTTTTATACCCCCCTAAAACACTCCTTATAGTTACTATAAAATACCCTTATTTTTTTCAATTTTTACAATAATTTTTTCTTATAATAGGCCTCTAAAATGCATCTTAATAAACGTATATTATGTTAAAATTGTATTAAAAAATGGCATTTATTTCGGATAGAAGGGTCTTTTTTTCAGGTTTAAATGCCCGGAACCGCCCCAGAAGGCATGGATTTTGGCATAAAAAAGGCCCCTAAATAGCAGAAAATAAAGAATTTACCCTTATCAGGGGCAGTTTAAAAGGGTTTTGAGAAGGATTATTAATGTTTTTGGGGGTTGACAAAGGGGGTATTTTTTGATATTCTGAAAAGAAGGAGGTAATAATGACCAAAAAAGAGCTTGATGTTTTGGCTGCCATATATGAATGTGCATACCATAATGGACGTATCCCGGAGAAAAGGATCTGTAATCCGGTCTATATCTGGGCATGTGACCCGTTTGATGTTCCAAAAATGGTATATAAAGTGCTTAAATCATTGAAAAAAAGGGGGTTAGCTGGTATGGACAGCAATGAAGAGTATTGTTGGATCACGGCAAAAGGCTTTAAAGTGCTTCAGGATTCAGATAATTAAAGAAATTTAATGTTCTTGGGGATTGACAAAGGGGGCATTTTTTGATATTCTGAGAATGAAAGGAGATGGAAATGAACAATAACAACTTGACGGCAAACGAAATGGAGGCTCTGAAAGCCATTTTTGAGTGCGAATATCACGATGGGTGCGCCCCGGAGCAGAGAATCAATAATGCTGTATACGTCTGGGCGTGCAACCCGTTCCGCTCACAGCGCAGTTTCAGCGGCACAATGGCCTCTTTGTCGAAAAAGGGGCTGGCTAACACTGATGGCGAGTGCTGCTGGATCACGAGAGCGGGCTTTGAGGCACTCCGGGAGGCCGGGGTTATCCCCCAAAATTAAAGAAATTTAATGTTCTGGGGGGTTGACAGCCCCCCAGAATTTCTGATATACTGAAAATAAAAAGGAGACAACATAATGATTGCCAACGCAATTGACCGTCCGAAGGGTTTTCCGTTGATTCACCTGAACGGAACCAGCGCTGAAACCCTTGCAAATCAGTATGATGCGGCCTATGAGGTCTTGATGGAAGCGCTGGAACGTCTTAATGAAACCGCTCCGAACCAGAGAGATTACTATATGCTCAGTGAAGAGGAGTGGGAAGCGGCGCTGGATGCGCATTTTGCCCGGATGAAGGCCATCCGGCAAGTGATGCAGGAACTTGGCGAGCTGGCCAGCTACTGCTGGCTCCAGACTCGCCGTTAGATTAAAGAAATTTAATCAAAAATCCTATTGACAAGTCCCAGACTTTTTGATATTCTGGAAAAGAAAGGAGATACACCATGAAGATCTACAATCTGACTCAACACCCTGCAACCCCGGAACAGAAGGCTCAAGGAGTCATTGATCTTCCTGAAGTTGATCGCCGGATGCTTGGCCATCTCCTGACTTTCGAAGAAATTCCGAATCAGGAAGAGATGGCCGACCGGGCAAAGGCCATTGTTGATCTGCTGGCAGGTGTTGCTCCGGGCGGTCATACGGTCATGATCGGGGGTGCCCCGTTTTTCATGAGTACTCTTGAAGGGGTTTTGACCCAAGCAGGACACATTCCGGTCTACGCTTTCTCCAAGCGGGTCTCAATTGAGGCCCAGAATCCAGACGGTTCTGTTACAAAAACAAATAAATTCATCCACGAGGGGTTTGTTAAGCCCTCAATATTTTCAAATATTTAAATTAATTCCACTTATTTTAAATATCAGAACCGGAGGCTCCTCTCCTCCGGTTCCTTTATATTTTATATTGACAAAATGCCGTTTATGTGGTATATTGAAAATGAGGAGTGAAGAATATGGCACGCCGTGATGCTCAGAAACAACGAATTTATGATGCAGAGATTGAATTTGTTCGAAGAGCCAAAGTATTAAGCAAATTGATGATAAACGAATCTCCTGTCTTTGATCATGTTGTGCAATTAGTTGAACATATTCGAAAAATTGCACTTGAAAAATTCAGAGTCAAACTCTACAACCGCCCTATCAGAGTTTTCGCAAACTCTGTATATTCAGAAAGATACAGAAAAAATCTGGATATTACTATTACTGATGCGGCAGGATTGTTTATTTATGATAATTATAGTAATACTCCTGACTCTGAAACAGTACTAGTATTCCTTGAGGAAGAACCATACCTCAGGAAGGTAATCATTCACGAAATGGCACACTGGATCAATATGTGCATGTACCCCTCAGGACAGGAGTTTTATGAGATTCAACCGCATGGCGAGGAGTTTGCGGCCATCTATCTCTGGGTCATTAACGAGATACTGGGGAAAGATGATGCATTGATTATGTATTTTTGCATGAAAGAAAAGAAAGTGTCAATTGACGAGAGGCTGCTCAGGATCAATGGGTTGAGCGGGTTCCTCTATTACTGAGATGTTCCACGTGGAACGTCGGAGAAGATTAAGGAATTTTAATCAAAAAAACACTTGACAAGCTCGGGATTTTGTTGTATAATGAAATTAAAAGAAAGGAGACGGCGGCAATGGCTTATAATGTGCAGGATGTTCAGCAGAAAAGGGTATATGAAGCTGAAGCATTATTTCTTGATAAATTGCGTAAGCCCCCCTTGTCGCGGAAAATTTTGAAATTTGATCAAAATTCAGATTATTCCTGTCAGATTGAGCGGGGCAAGCAGTTTGTTGATCAAATCAGAACCATTGCCCTTGAGCGGTTTAGAGTCAAACTTTACAACCGTCCAATTCATCTTCAAACCAATTTTGTGTGTTTTAATAATACAAAAATTGACCTTACTGTTGGATCAGCCTCAGGAGTTTTTCTTTACAATGATTTGTTGACTGAAACATCAATCGGCTATTATTCCGATGACCCATTTGTAAAACTGACACTAATTCATGAAATGTCGCACTGGATCAATATGTGCATGTATCCGTCGGGGCAGGAATATTCCAGAGTGCCCTTTCATGGTAAGCAGTTTACAGCGATTTATTTGTGGACTATTAATGAAATGTTGGGGAAGGATGTCGCTGTTATTATGTTCAATTCTATGAAAGAAAGGGAGGTGTCAATTGACGAGGGGCTTCTCAGAATCAACGGTATGGGGTGGATTCTCCCGGAAGAAGATTAAGGAATTTTAATCAAAAAGGTGTTGACAAAGAATCGGAGATAGGATATCATAAAATTGTGAAGGGAAAAAATCCCGGACAAAACAAAGACAAAGGAGATAAGACAATGATTAAGAGCAAGAAGAACAAGAAGGCCAACAACAAGAAGGTCAACAACAACGATATCATCGCTGCTGCTGCTCTCGCCACTGAGACAGTGGAGCAGGTGGTTGAGCAGGTGGTTGAGCCTGTGGAGGCTGTGGAGCCTGTGGAGCCTGTGGAGGCTGAGGTGACCGTTGAGGTTCCTGAGACTCCTGAGGTTCCTGAGATTCCCACTCCCAAGTCTCTGAAGAAGGCGAAGGGAACGGGAAAGAGGGGCCGCCCGGCGATTGACCGGGAACTGATGCGGGAGACCATCATCAACACTCTTCGTGACCTCTATCCTGATGAGGTGTTTTTCAGCCGGAAGCAGGTGGCGAATTTGGGTTTGCCTCCTTCCTATATCCTTTATTTTGTGAAGGTTGCGAAGACCCCGATTCGTGGGTTGTATGTCCTGCCCCCGTCTTGGCGCAAGGACTGGGCAGGTTACAGCGAAGCGCTCAAGAGCGCACTGAAGACCATCCTGACCGGAAGCAACTGATCACCTCCCACTGCTACGCCCCGGCTGGAACAACCTCCAGCCGGGGTTTTCTTATGTTCCACGTGGAACATTAACATGGCCGTGTGAATTCACATGGCCAGTTATAATCACAAGATATAAGGTTCCACGTGGAACATCAGAAAAGATTAAGAAAATTTAATCAAAAAAACTATTGACAAGCCTCGGACTTTTTGATACACTGAGAATGAAAGGAGACATCGTTATGAAGACCAATGAGATGCCCCAAGTTGTTGGGTATATTCCTGATAACGAGTTTGAGTTTCAAATTTACAAACTCGTTACGAAAGACGGATTTGTCCGGCGCTCGTATCCGAACAAGCCGCCCAAAGGGGTTGATGAGCGGACTTGGAAGATCGGACGTTATGTATGGCGTCACGTTGTCTTTTTCGTTTCTCCGGTACGCCAGCATCAATGCATGCCAGTTCTGGATATTTTCTACCTTCCGGCAGATATTAGTTGGAATGATAAAGAGAAGATTGCCGAACTGGATAAGATTGTCGACAAAATCGTTGATTGCATCCCCAAAACCCAGTGGCATTCTGTTCTGCGTTGGGCAAGGGTTCTGTTTTAATATATAATGAAAGGAAAAGAAAATGGCCAGAACACACAGGAAACTTAGTGTTACTCCGATGACTCGCGAAGAATGGGAGCGGTACTGTGGTCATAAGGGTGGTACTTATGAACGGTACCTTGCTTCTCTCACTGGGGATCGGCGCAATGGTCGCTGGTACCCGTCCAGCGAGTTCCGGCGCAGCCTCAATGCCGAATACCGGGCCAAGATCAAACAGGCACTCAAAGACTGGAAAGCCCGGCATCTGCTTGAAGACATTGAGCTTCCGCCCTTCAAGCGGAATGCGTGGTGGATCTGGTTCTAGATTAAAAAAATTTAATCAAAAAGTCCTTGACAGGTTCGGGACTTTTTGGTACACTGAAAATGAAAGGACGAGAAAAGTCCTCAAGACACAGAAAGGAGACAAACATGAATAAGGTGCGAATTGGAAACAACAACTACTACAGGCTGGACATCTCCAGTTTCAGGTTGATTGACTGTGGAATGGGAAATCTGTTCTACGTCAACGAGTTTGGGTTCAGCCCCAACACGCCAAAGGAATTGCGGCAGGATCTGGAACTCTATTTCAGGGTTCTCGGCACTTTCGTTCTTCGTGTTGATAATACTTGGGGATATGATCTCTGGGTGGTTTCTGATAATATCTCCAAGTATTACAAGGATGTTGATGAAGACCCGCCTGCCGAAGTCGTCAACTGGTTTGGCGTCTGGACGGGCGACAGGTGGGTTCTGGTGGAGATTGCTAACCCGAATCGTCCCTCCAGTTGCACGAACCCGCGCGTCCAGCATCGCTATGATCTTCCTGCGCCTGCCTTTGTTCGCAAGGATCGGTTCCCCACTGCCCTGTTCGAAGAGCAGGATGGTGAGCTGGTTCTCATTAGCAGCAGAATTGCAGTGGCCAGCTAATCTCAGTTAGTCCGGGGCGCTTTTCAGAGGTGCCCCGGACTTTTTTTTATTTCAGGAGAGAAAAAAGTGTAGATTAAGAAAATTTAATGTGGGAAGGGGCTTGACAGGCCGACTTGATTATGATAAGATAGAAAATGAAAGGAGACAACACAATGATCAACAATGAAACCCTCCAACAAGAAACCATCACTGCCGCTGCCGAACAGCAGCAGGCTCAACCCGTAGATCCTCAAACTGAAGAATTGATCCGGGCGGCAAGAATCGCCAAGGGTGAGATTCAGCCCGAGAAGGAACACGAAAATCTCGGCTATCGGTTCATCGCCGCGAAGAAAGACGTCTCGTCCTCCGGCAGAGTCCGGCAACTTTGGTACCGTATGCGGCGCTCTCCGGGCACCGATACGTGGGAGTACTATGCCGAAGAGCGCCTGCCGCGCGGGAATTTCCGGGCGAGTGAGCGGCAAGCAACTGTCTACGGAACTCTCTACATCGGCGATCTGGTTGCGACTCATGATCACGCCAAGCCGATTGACCGGATTTGCCTTGTTTACTTCAACATTGAAGAAAATAAGGCAAAGCTGCATGACTGCGAATTTAACATTGTCCGGGGCAACATGCTTCAGATTTCTTTGCCGGATGGCAGCAAGATTCAATTGCCGAACCCCCGGAAGTAAGAGTCTTCCAGAGTCCCCTGTTCCACGTGGAACATAAAAGCCCGTGGAACAGGGGACAAAGAAAAGGAGAAGAGACAATGAACACGCGATACATCAAAGTCAGGAACAGGCACGGATTTGTCACAATCGCTTCAACCAGAAGCTCTCTGGATATTTTTCCAGAAGTCCCAAAAAATTGGGAAGTTGCAAACTATGATGTCGATGGTGAACCGTGGGCGTGGTACCGGGAAGCCTCAGAAGAGGAAGTCGTTGACTGGGAAAATTCCGGCATTCCGTTCGGAAATTGGGTGGAGGGATAAACATGAAAACCGAAAAATTCAAAGCCATTAACGGTAAAGTCTACCATCTGATTTCAGAGTGTTTCACTTTGCTGGATTGTGGCAACGGGTATTTTTATGTGAATGGAATTAATATTGCTCGCCGTCATAACGTTCAAAACGTTGACCCCTACTACGAATTTCTTGGAGCATTGGTAAAAAAGGAATCCTACGGCTATCGGGCTGTTACCAGCAACATGTGCCCCGAGTCCGACTACAAAGAAAATCTGGAAGGGATGCTGTTTGTTCATGTTCCCGCCAGCATGACCGAATGGCTCGGGTACTGGACTGGCGAGGACTGGATTCTGGTTCAGATGCCTCATCCCGATAATATTGCCCCGGGAGAAGCTCCAGAAATTACTCGTACCAAAGAGCTTCCTCCTCCGACAAATGGAGTGTCTTTCGTTCTGTTTGCGGAAGGCCTGAATAAATTTTATGTAACTCAGGCATTTAATGACAGGGGCACTCCACTGATTATGACACTTCAAGACGTTCCACCGGAATTTCCGTTTCCTGTCATGCCCCGGCATCTTGAGGTGCCGGAATCCAAGGAAAAAGGGTTTACTTACGCATTTGGAAACTATGACTGGTTCATGGTGATCAATCCATAGTTTCCAGTGTTCCACGTGGAACATTAAGAAAGTTTAATAAAAAAACTCTTGACAACTCCTCAGGAATTTGATATCCTGAGAATGAAAGGAAATAGTGATGTTCTTTACAAAATTCAAAACGGTTGATGGCAAAACCTATTACCTTAATCAAAATTGTTTCAGTCTTCTGGATTGTGGCGACGGGTATTTTTACATTAATGAAATTAAAATCCGTCACCGCAATATCCTGAATATTACTCCATATTATGAATTTTTGGGGACAATTGTCAAACAGGAATCCTGTGGCTATCAAGCTGTAACTAACAACATGAATCCTCCTCCCGAATTCAGAGAGAATGCATATGGAATGGTTTTTGTTCATGTACCAAATAATATGAAAGAATGGCTTGGATACTGGACTGGCAAAGACTGGATCCTTGTAGAGCTTTTGACGCCTGAAGATCAGGAACCCGGCATTCCGCCAAAAATTATTCGTACTACTGAACTTCCTGCTCTTCCGTTTCCAAGTCCGGTTTCTTTTGCCCTTTTTGCTGAACTTGAAAAAAAGTTTTATGTTGTCCAAGCCTTTGACAAAAAAGGCTTTCCTGTAATCATGTCTCTGCAAGATATTTCTCATGAGTTTCCTTTTCCGGTTCTTCCGAGAAATGTTCTACCAGTAGAGAGTGGCGGGACTACTTACGCATTTGATTATAGCACGTGGTTCATGATTGTGAATTAGGTTTCACGTGGAACATTAAGAAAGTTTAATAAAAAAACTCTTGACAAGCGGCTTGTGGATGTAGTATAGTAGAAGTGTGAGGACACAAGCAATGACCAAACGCGTTCGTGATGATGTTCATTCACCCAAGAACCTGATTCCTGAAAATTATGAGTTTGTGGGTGTCAGGCTGTTCCATGATGAAATTCCTGATGATCGCAACTTTATCATGGAACACATGAAGCGTACGGGTGGAAAATTTTCCACCCATGAGCACGGCGGGTTTTGTGATGTTTGTGGAAACCCGAACGTTCTGAACTATGCGGTATTTTACCACAAACCAACAAATACCTACATTAAAACCGGGCTTGAATGTGCTGATACCATTTCCACGTTCGCATCGGCTGCATTGCATAATGCAATTCAGGAAGTGAATCGCAAAAAATATTTGGAAACTCGTCAAAAAAAAGCAGAAGCCCGTCGAAAGTATATTAAAGACGAGTTCTTGATTTCTCTGAAAGGTACGGTTTTGGAACCTTATACGTCTCTTCTTGAGAACCCTCCTTCAAATGAAACTTATGAACAGGCAACGTTGCGCAATATTCTGGCTAACGGGGCACGGTATGGCAGCCTGACAAGTCGTCAATGGGCATATGCGGAGAAGATTGTCAAATCTATTGAAGCTTCTACTCTTCAGACTGTTCAAGAGGAGTCAAAAACTCCTTCAGCAGAAATTGTTGAAGGAAAATATGAAATCATTGGCAAGATTATTTCAATCAAATACAAAAATATTGAAGAAACTCCCTACCCGGGGTATCGTATGCTGGTAGAAGATGCTGAGGGGCGCAAATATTATGGATCTGTTCCTGCAATTCTTCTTGAATCGGTTGAAGCCGTGGAATCTTTGATTGATCGGGAAGTAGTTCTTTCTGTTACTGTTACCCGGTCTCCTAAAGATCCTTGCTTTGGATTTTTCAAGCGCCCCCGGCTGGTTAAAATGTCACATGAGGTTGACAAGAGCACGGAAGAACATTAAGAAAGTTTAATCAAAAAACTCTTGACAAGCTGGCTGGAGTTTGGTATCCTGAGAATGAAAGGAGACAGACAATGACCAACGAGATGATCAACGCTGAAGCCAAGGCCAAGATCCAAGAGCTTCTGGCCGGGAAACCGGGAAAGAAACTGACAGTAGTCTACTACTACGAAGAAGGCAATTTTTTTACTCCTACTTATGGCGAGCTTCGGGAATTCACCATATGGCTAGGAGAAGACGGGGAACTTCATTGGAAAGACAAGATGCTGGATGAGTCTTTTCCTGACATTATCCAGAAAAAGTATGCAGGAAAGTACAGCTTTGTCTCCTACAACAAGCTGTCCTATCTGATGCGGAATGAAGTATACAGCCGAGTGCTGGAATTTCTGACTGCTGCCGCCGCCTGACAAGGAGAGAGTGAAAAAATGAATTGTGAAAAATGTGGCCGTAAAATCACCGATGAGGAGCGCGAAAAAGACTGGCCGATTCCTGATCGTGAGGAAGGACGGCTCGTTTGTCCATCCTGTTACGGAAATGCGGCCTTTTGTGTTCGGTGTGGAGAATTGCTTGGAGCTTTCGTAAATTCTCCGCTTTGTCCGGGATGTGATCTTGAAGACTTTTGGATTTAATTACGTAACGTAAATTAAAAAAAAAACAGAAAGGAAATAATATGCGACATGTAAATAATGGAATCTACGTTCCCCCGCCGGATCATCCAGAAGCCCGGCTTTGGGATCAAAACCTGATCAATGCTGCCGATAAGGTTCGGCAATTGATCAAACAGAATAATTCCATTTCTCTTTCATTCCCATATCTTTACGCTGTTCCGAAAACCAACTACACTTCGGCTTATAATGAAATGCACATTCTGAATTTTTCCTTAACTTCCGACAATTGGATTACTTTCAGAGATAGTGTGTTGATGTTCGGGAGTGTGAAGGAATCTGTTCTGGCCGCATGCGAGCCACTGAAGCCCAAAATGACTGTTTCGAAAAAATTTCTTCATCTTCCATATGAAGAAATTTTCGAAAAGGGATATGAGGCGCTTCAATAAATAATCATGAAAGGAGAAAAAAATGAGCGACAATAATCAAAAGGATTTGATCTATATCTGGGATCTCGCGGTAGAAAAAAACATTCCAGAATCTTTGATTAATGAACTAATTGATCTAAAAATTCTTACCGCTACTCCAAACAAGCGGTGGATTTATCGCTCATCAGTAAAAACGTTGGATCGTTTTCTGCAAGCAATGGAAAAATACAGTGCTGCCCAAAAGAAAATAAAAAAGTAAAAAGGAGAAAAAAAATGAGCAACGAGAATCTGATCTATATCTGGGATCTTGCAGTGGAAAAGAATGTCCCTTGTTCGGTAATTGAAGATCTGATTGATAACAAACTCCTCTATGCCACCCCTGATAAGCGATGGATTCATCGCTCATCAGTGGAAGCTCTGGACAGATTTTTGCAGGCTGTGAAAGAATTCACAACCGCTCAGGAAAAGTGAAAAAATGGAAAATTTGCAAGAAATTCGGAACCCGTTAATTGAAAAGATTTTCCGGGTTGGCCCTGTTACAACGATGGATTCTGGATGTGGATTTTCTTCTGCTTATCAAATTAATGATGAGCATTACATCGTTGTTGATGACGGAACTTACAGACATTTTTTCTTCTTACCATCAAAAAATAGTGCTATTCAAAACAAGTTTTACTGGTGTTGGAAAGTAACAACTTTACAGCCGCGTTCCACGCGAAACATTAAGAAACTTTAATCAAAAACCTGTTGACAAACCCTCAGAAATTTGATATCCTGAAAATGAAGAAAGGAGACAATGAAATGGCACACACACATTATCCGATGATTATCGAATGGCAAGGGCCGACGCATCGCCGGGATATCTGCGAATGTGGATATTTTCGGCATGTTGTCCTGCTGCACGGTGTTAAAGTTTTCGAAGACTGGTTGCCGGGATATCCGCTTGATCCTGATCAGAAGAAAAAGTCTCGGCATGTGCATAAGCCTGCTGTTGACGTGATGCCATATGATTCAATCCACAAGCAAATTTGCAAGTGTGGAGCGGTTCGGTATCTTTCCAATAATGACGGGTTATATCCCAACGGTTCCACGTGGAACGAGAATGCAATCTATGAAGAGATGCAGGAATTGTATCTCTTGAAGAAATAATTTCAGAAAGGAAAAAATATTATGATGACGCCAACACCATCTCCGTATTCATGGGCGGGTGGAATCATTGAAGCTTTTGGGCCAGATGTCCAAGAAAAAGACATTGCCGCCGCTTTGTGGTACTATACCAGAGAAGATTTGCAAAAAATTCTCAGGCTGGCTGAAAAAGACATTGCAGCCGCAACTGATGAACTTCTGGAAGCCCGGCGAGCGGCTGATCAGGAATTTGGCTCTGGCTGGAAAGTCAGAGTGACTTATTACAAAGACAGAAAAAAAATCAGACCACTTGAAAAACGCGGGTTGATATGCGAAAATGATGGTGTGCTTCTGTATTGGTTCATACCAGCACGAAATCACAGAAAGGAGAATTAGTTATGAATCTCAAACGAATTCAGACTCTGGGTGTTCTCAGCCCTGTGCATCTGATTGACATGGATTGTCTCCGATTGATTGACTGTGGAGACAACACCCATTTCTATGTGAGTGATTTTGTTGCAAAGGAAAAAAATTCATATCCGGTAAATTTTGCACCGTACTACGAATTGGTCGGCACGGTTATTTCCAAGGAAACGGAATCAGATTACATTGATTACCGTGTTGTAACCCGAAGTATCTTCTTGTTTTCCAAACCACTGGATGCAGCTTTGGGTATGCCATCTGTACATATTCCTGCTGCATGGCGGGAGTGGATGGCATATTTTACCGGAAAGGACTGGATTCTTGTTGAATTTCCTCGTCCGCCGAAGGATGATGATGATTCGGATTATTGGACGAATCCGCGAATTCTTCGGAAAACTGGAAAAATTCCTTTTCCTTCATCCAATATTACTTCCATTCATCTTGCCGAAGATGAGAAAGGAACCCTTTTCATTGTGCAGGCATATGATTACAACGGGCTTCCTGTTCCGGTGAATGAACTGGATGATTATTATTGGTATCCGGTAAAAATTCTTCCCCGGAAGAAACTGGAAGAAGTCAAAAAGGGCAGGACTTATGCATACAGTGGCCCTTGCTGGTATGTGGTTATTTGAGAAAGGAGAAAAAAAATGAACCTCAAGCGAGTTTTCATCATTGATTATGGTTCCTGCTATCTGGATTTTGACAAGATAGAGCTTCTGGATTGTGGAGATGGATTCTGCTTTGTCAACAGGATCATTGAACCTGAAGACCCTGCAAATTACCGGGAGAATATGTCCCCCTATTACCTGCTTTTGGGATGCATTCTACAAAAAAATCCGAATGATCACCACGATTACGAAGCTGTTACCATTACTCCATTTCGAAATGCAGAGCTTCGGGAAACTGTAGCCGAGCGCGATATGGTTACAGTATTTGTTCCTGAAGAAATGACGGAATGGATCGGCTACTGGGTTGATACTTTGAAGAAGTGGATTTTTGTGGAATTTCTTCACAATAATTCACGAAATCCACGGATCAAGCACGTGATTGATCTTCCGAAACCGCCTGAAATGATTCGGTGGATGCATTTTGCTGAAGCCGATGATGGTACCCTGTATGTGGTTCAGGCATTTCATGGTGGAATTCCGTGGTTTACTGAAACCACGGAAGAAGAGGAAGAATCAGAAAAGAAATTCTTCCCGTTCAGGTTTCTCCCCCGGAAGCGGCTTGATGAACCGGACTATGGAACCACCTATGTTTTTGATAATCTGCGACTTTATCGGGTGAATATGTGAGAAGGAGGTAAAAATGTACATTGAAAATTTTTTGAATTCGAAAAATTTTCTCTGCAAATGTGGATGCGGAAAAGAAGGTATGATGTCTCCAGAACTGCTTTCTCTGCTCCAAAAATTCCAGAATTTTATTAATATGCCTATTGTAATTAATTCCGGGTTTCGATGCCCGGAATACAATAAGCGAATTGATGGCGCTGAAAATTCTCTCCATTTGACTGGAGAAGCTGTTGATATTTCGATTCGTATAAATGGATCGGATTATTGGCTGAGTGGGCCGGAAATTCTCAAGCTGTTACACAAATCGGGAGTCCATTTCGGCGGAATTGGTGTGGGTGGCACGTATCTCCATCTGGATATCAGAAAAACCCCGGATCTCTGGTTTTATGGAGACGTGCTCAAGTGGCCAGATACTTCAGTATATTACAAAAAATCCTATACAGGGCATCAGAATTTTTAGGGTTGCCTGCTGCTGCTGTGTGCTGTCTCCTTTCTGTGCACACTAAAGGGTGTGTTGGGTTAGCTCAACACACCCTGTTTTTTTAGTAAATTGAAAACAGGAGAGTGTTCCCATGAAATATGAAAGATTCAGAACAATTGATGACAAAATTTATTGTCTGGATTTGGACAGTCTGGAACTTCTGGATTGCACTCACGGGTATTTTTATGTGAATTCGTTTCATTTTGACGAACAAACACCTGCCAGATACAGAAAGAACAAAGACCCTTACTACGAAATTCTTGGAACAATTGTCAGAAAAGACAAGGATGAATGGCAGGCAGTTACTCATAATCTGGCAAAAAATTCACTAAGCAGAAAAAATGCTGCCGGAAAAATGGCTGTATTCGTTCCTGATGATATGGACGAATGGCTAGGATATTGGGATGAAAAGCATAAATTATGGATTTACGTTGAATTACTTCGCCCGGAAGATATGATTGATAATGATTTGCCCATTACCGGGTACAGGCCGGGGTTGCCAAGGCCTTCTATGGATGTTTCTTTTGTTCATTTTGCAGAAAATTTTCAAGGGAATTTTGTCATTCAGGCTTTCAGAGCGGATGGAACGCCTGTATTTTTGTCACAAGATGAAAATATAGACTTTCCTTTTCCACTTTTGCCCCGTTTTCAGTTCAAGAATGGAAATATTTACATCTTTGATGAAAATTCATACTCCATGATTTTGGACTGATTTACTCACATAAATATGTGAGTAATGGAAAAATTCCGCCCCGGACAGTACAATCTCAAGAGATTTATTATAATTACAGAAACAAATGTAATTGATATCCGCAATGTGTTTCTGGAAATTAATCTCTATGAAGATCTGTTCTCATTCTCCTATTCAGGAAACGTTGCTATCATAGAATCTGATAATCTTCCGGGTGTTGAAAAAATTCTGGGTGGTGAGCGAATTCTTTTTGATGCAGAATTGTACAATGAGGTGGATGGACAAATTCAGAAACTGGATGTCTCTTTTCTTGGATTTGTATCAAAAATTTCAACCGAATTCGTTCAGGCTACAGGCACAGCCAAAAAGTACAGCATTGAATTTGTCTCCGAACAACATGTCCAGAATCTGAAAACAAGAATAAGTAAATCATTTGTCAAAAAACCTCTCCATGAAATTGTCAAATACTGCTTCAATGCTCTCCAGACTGAAGCCCCATTGACTGTTGAAAATACACAAACAACACTGGAAAAAGTAATCATCCCTAACTGGACTCCATTCAGGGCGATTAACTGGTGTGCTGAAAAAGCGATTCAAACTGAATCCAGAATCGGAAGCAGCTTGAGCAGTTTTGTTTTTTTCCAGACTTTAAATGAATCCAGATTCTGGTTCCGGTCATTTGACAATCTCTACAAGCAACCACCAAAGAAGGAAATTTACTACTTTGTAAAGAAAACACACAGTTTTGATGTTGACATCAGAAAATACTCTACTGCCGATACTTTTGAGGTTCTTAACAATTTTGATTTGATCAAGCTCGGAATGGAAGGAGCATATTCTTCCCGTTTGACTGAAATTTCCGTCACAGAAAAACGCTGGAAAAATACGGTATTCAATTACCGTGATGATTTCCAGAAAAAATTTGATTCACTGAACAAAAATCCGTTTTACAATCAGTATCTCAATCCGTTTCTTGATTCAACCAGCATGGTATTGTACATGAAATCAATGGAGCTTGGAAGCAACGTTAACATGGCAAAACAGGTCAGGACGTCTCAATTGTCGCTCCTGAATAATCACAGAATCAAGATTCGTATTCCGGCTTCTCCGAATTTGTCTGTCGGTGATGTAGTTGATTTCAAGTATCCTGATTTTCGAAAAGATACTTCAAAAACCAGCGGACTTGATATGACTCACTCAGGACTTTATTTGATTACCGGAATAAATCATCACTTTACTTCAGAAAAATACATGATGGTAATGGAACTGGTAAAGGAATCTATCGGAGGCGAAGAGCAATGATTCCGAATTTTATCGGGCTGGATCAATTTGTATGGTTCATTGGTGTCGTGGAATCGCGGGAAGATCCTGAAAAACTGGGCCGGGTTCAGGTAAGAATATTTGGTCATCATACAGAAAATAAAGAAAACATTCCTACAGAGGATTTGCATTGGGCATGGTGTCTGACTCCTGTGTCTTCAGCCGGAATCAATGGTATTGGTGATTTTTCTCTGGGGCTTGTGGAAGGTTCTTGGGTAGTTGGATTTTTCAAAGACTCGCTGAATTGTCAGGAACCAGTTATTTTCGGAACTTTTGGAGGCGGGTATTCCAAAGGAGATTATCCGTATCCAAAGAACAAAAAAACAGGATTTCTTGATCCGGGGAAAAATATTTCTGAACGTCCAAGAAAAGTTGAAGAGCGCATTTACAAGACCGATGGACAGGGAATTGAACTGAAAAACGAAAAAAGAACGCCTGAAACTGATCTGTATCCGAGAAAAAAACATCCATATGGATGTGTTATTCAGGAAAATGACGTCAACAGACTGGCAAGAAACGAAAAAATTGAAGACACAATTATTTTTATAAAGAGAAATAATCTGGACAAAATGGTAAAAGCTGCTGATGGTTCTTTCTGGTCTGAACCATCCACTCCATATAATGCTGTCTATCCATATAACAAGGTAAAAGAATCAGAATCCGGGCATATTTTTGAAATTGATGATACAAAAAAATTTGAACGTCTGCATATCTGGCACAGATCAGGAACATTTATGGAAATTTATCCGGCTGGAACAAAGGTTGAAAAAATCGTTCACTCTTCATTTTCTGTCATAATGGCAGAAAAATATGAACACGTCATGAACCGCTACAATCTGACTGTTGACGGGCCGTATAATTTGATGGTTTTCAACAATTCCAACATTACTGTAACCGGATCATGTACTATCAGAGTTGGCGGGCAAGCAAAAATCATTTCCGGCCAGACTCTGGAATTAAATGCAGAAACTGTAAAAATCAACGCGCGTTCAAATATCACACTTCAATCAGGGATGAATATTCAACTGAAATCCATGAACGTTTCTTCCAATCCTGCAATTAATCAGGCCAAAGAATCACTGAAAGCTGGCGGTCTTGGCGTTGTGATACCAGTAACGCCAGCGCCGGGACAACCTGATATTTCTGTTGAAACTGAAGTAAAACAAAGATCTTATCCTGTTCCGGTTCCAGAGTTTGTTGAATAAATAGGATATATGGAAAATAATTTCCGGTACAAGGATATTGATCTGTCGATGAAAAGAGACAGCATAAAAGGTGATATTGTACCTCTGATTGATGCTGAAGCTGTCAAAAACAGCGTCAAAAATCTGATTCTCATATCCATTTTTGAGCGCAGAATGAATCCTTGGGTTGGTACATTGATTTATACACAATTATTTGAAAATTTCACGCCAAAAACCAGTGCAATGATCAGGAAATTCATCAGAGACGTTCTGGCTGTTTACGAGCCGCGCGTGGAATTGCGAAATGTTACTGTAAACCAGCAAGATGATGAGAATTTTCTGGAAGTTTCTGTTACGTTCTCCATTATCAACTTGCCGGAAATATATTCAGTATCCATTTTCCTTGAGAGGCTAAGATGAAAGTTTCAGAACTGAATTTTACTGAAATCAAAGAAAATATCAAAAATTATCTGGCCAACAACCCGGATTTTACCGATTACAATTTTGAAGGATCCGGTCTGAGCCTGTTGCTTGATATTCTTGCATACAACACATATTACAATATGTTCTACATGAACATGGCAATTAACGAAAATTTTCTTGGTACTGCAATCAAAAGAGGTTCTCTGGCCAGCATTGCCAAGAATTTTGGATACACACCAAAGGGGAGAACTTCAGCAAGGATCAAAACTGTTATCGAAATTACAGAGCCTGTAAATTCTTTGCAAAATGGAAATAAAATCATTCTGGACAAGCGTACAGCTACATTTACTGTTGGTTCAGACAATCAACAATATACATTTACACCAGTACAAAGTTATACGCTGGAATCCAAAAATGGAAAATACAATGCTGAAATTGAATTGATTGAAGGCGTATGGGTAACCCAGACGTATCAGGCTGGTTTGTCGAAGTATATTATTCCTGAATTCAACATTGATCTTTCTACTGTTGAAGTTTACGAAGTTACCCAAAACAATGAATTCATACCCTATACACGCTTCAATAACCTGAAAACTCTGAATTCTGATTCCCGGATTTTCTACATTTTCGAAACTCCCTTTCAGACGTATGAAATCCTTTTTGGAGACGGAATTCTGGGTGCAGTGCCTTCTCCGGGAAGCACAATTCAGATTTATTACAAAACCAGCGCTGGAGAAGCGGCAAATGATCTGTCCAATATTGCATATTCCGGCAATCTGATTGATGGACGTTTCGGACAGCAGGATATCAATTATCTGACAATTGTTCCGTCTTATGGAGGTTCTGAACCTGAACCTCTGGACAGCATCAGAAAAAATACGCTGAATGCCTATTATGCTCAGGAACGGGCAGTCACTGTCAATGATTACAAATATTTTCTGGAAAAAGAATATCCGCTTGCCCAGTCTGTTTCTGTCTGGGGCGGACAGGATAATGATCCGCCAATTTACGGAAAAGTTTTTATTTCAATCAGACCAAAAAAGGGATTCACGCTGAGTGTCAGCGAGAAGCAAAGAATTATCAACGAAATTATCAAGCCCAGAAACGTTGTTACTGTAATTCCTGAAATTGTGGATCCTGAGTACACTTTTCTTGTTCTTGATTCAACAATCAAGTATGATACCAGAAAAACTTCAATGGATGCTGAACAGATGAAATTTTCAATTCTTGAAACAATTGAAGAATTTGCCAACGACGAACTGGGAAAATTTGACACTTATTTCAATTATAGCAAGTTCATTACACAAATCAACAACATCAATCCGGCAATTATCGGCAACAATACTTTCATTCTTCTAAAAAAATACGTTACGTTTATTCCGAACCTGACCAATACATACAAAGTTAATTTCAAAAATGAAATCAAAGAACGCTCTTTCAAAAATCTGGTTCCCCTGAAAATGGAAACTGATACAACAATCAATTCAGAACTGGATATTTTTCTGGAAGACGAAAGAGGATATGTTTATGCATATACAGTGAACAACGTTGGAGAAAAAATTCGCCGAAAAGTGGTGGGAACTGTCAATTATAATACAGGAAATGTTGAATTGATCATGAATGTTTCCGGTGTTACCGGAAGAAATGATTATACAATGTCATTTATTGCAGAACCAAAAGCTTTTGACGTTCAGATGAAATACAACGATATTTTGATTATTGACCCGACAGATATCAGTATAAGAATTGTAGCACAGTAACAATATGGCAACAGAATACAAATACAAAAAAGACATATTTCTGGAAAGCCAGATTCCGCTGTACATCCGCGATAATTACCCTTTATTTGTTTCTTTTGTAAAAAATTATTACGAGTTCCTTTCCCGCTCGTCCAATGAAATTCTGGCTGTAAAAGTCCTGAACAAAGGGAAAAATTACGTCAATCCTTTTCTGTCAATCAAGGTGATTGATACAATCGTCAATTCTTCCACTTATGGACAATATATCACTGACTCACGTCCGGTTAATCTGATTCCTGTTGTGAAAAACGGGCGGATTGAAAAAGTTCTTGTCAAAAATTCAAAAAATGTGAAGTACAGCAAGGAAGAACGTCCTGTTGTTATTGTTTCCGACTCAAAAGGAGAAGGGGCGGAATTTGAACTGGTTATTTTCCATGATATGGGAAATGTTTACGATGTTGTTCAGGATTTGCCTTACATCAGGGATGTTGATATACAGAATGAGGTTTTCAAAAAGTATGTTCTGGAAGAACTGATTCCTGCTTTTCCGTCAAATTTGTACTCTGACGGCAAATATTCTATACAAGTTGAAAAATTTGTCAAGTTCATCCGGCAAATTTACAATTCCAAGGGAATTGAAGCTGTATTTTCATTTATTTACAAAATTCTCTACAATACAACAGTCAACATTTATTACCCCAAAACAGATATTTTGCGTGTAAGTGACGGAATCTGGATCAAGAATTATTACATTGTGACAGAAGACAATTTGACTGAAAAAATTGGAGAAAAAATTATCAACCAGAATGGCGTTACCGGAATAATAATGTCATGTGAACCGCATCCAACGTTGACCGGAAAATGGAAGGTATTGATCCATGAACGAACAGGAAATTTCAGCGCTGGTGATGACATTTACCTGTTCAATTTCAAATTTATTAATACAGGTGAAATAATTGCTACAGTACATTCAGTTGAAGAAGATCCGTACGGATATTTCAAGAATGATAATGGCCAACTATCATCATCCAAAAGAGTTCAGGACAACTATTATTATCAGGAATTTTCATATGAAATTCAATCTGAATTCAATATCAAGGAATTTTCACAGATTCTGAATGAGCTTTTGAACCCTGCCGGATTCAAGTATTTCATCAAAATCATTGTTGATCTTGAAAGCCAGCTTGATTTGGACACAAAACTGTACTACCTGAACATGATTTATCCTGATGTTGAAATTGTTTCCGGCGAAGATGCCATGCTTTACAAGCGTTCCTTGGGCATGACACTTACCGATTTGTACAAAAATCCGTTTTTTGATGCAACCATTGACGTAACGCCAATTTACGATACATTTGACGTTACACCAAATACAGATATTTCAGAACTTGAAATTTATTCAACCAATTTGAACAAAGATCCGCTACTTGAAGCAAATACGATGTATGGATATTCTGTATATTTGTACAAAAATTCTTGGTCTGCCAGAAGAACTGTTGTTGAGACAAAAGTTTCAGAAAACAAGATTGTTCTTGATTCTCCATTCAATACAACAGAAACCAGCGTAAACGTGGAAGTTTGGCCCGGATATTATTTCAAAAATATAGTAAATTCAACAACGTTTGAACTGAGTGATTATGATCCGTTTAATGTCAAAACAAACAACAATAATCAGTCTGATCCTGAAAAGAGGTTTCTTATAGGATACAGTCTGTATATTTTGAGCGGAAATGTGGCCGGGCAAAGAAAAAAAATTGTTGCTTATGACGGCGTAAACCGGAGAATTGTTGTTGAATCCGCTTTTACGCAATTGCCAACAAATTGTATTTACCGCATTATAAACGATCTGGACGGAACAGAATATTTTGGTGGAGAACTTTCTGCTGTAAATGTAATTAAAGGCGGAAGCGGGTTCACCACAGCAACTTTTGTGACCGACAGTCCTCCCGGAGGAAGTGCTCCGGTATTCAACGTAACTGTTTCCGGCGGATCTGTTACTGCAATTAACATTACTACGCCCGCAACATCAAAATACTATACCATACCAAAAGCAACGCTGACAGGAGACGGAGACGGGGTTGTGTATGAAATTGTTGTTGATTTTCCACAAAATTCCCACCTTTCCCAATTTTTGGCTAAAAACAGATTTCAGGGAATTTATTTTGAATTACAAAAAGATTCACTTGGAAAGTCCTTGTATTTCGAAAACGCGCGTCTTCGGGTTTATGTACAAAACAACATCATTTTTTCAGCAATTATAGAAAATGCAGGAAAAGGTTACGTTTTTATCCCCAGAATTTATCAACGTGTTGGAGACGGAACGTTGGGAAAATTTTCGGCCACAATTTCTTCTTCCGGTCAGGTATCTTCTTTGACTGTTACCGGATTTGGCATAGATTATAATTATGAACCGGAATTTGTTGCAGAACCTCCAGACCCGTCAATATCCATGATTTTTTCCGATTCCGGCGCAGCTTTCATGAAAATGTGCCATTCTTCTGAACGGGATTCATACTGTACTGTTCTTTTGGACGGAAGTCCAAGACCTGAATTTTCTTTAGCAAATGTAAATTATTATGGATCTGCTCTAAATATCAACATGAACAGTGTCAGAACGTATTTTACGGGATTTTTCCCGATTAAACATAACTACAACACAGAAATAGAGGTGATCAGGTAATGCCCAGTATCGTCACAAACAAACTCAAGGAAGCCAATATCCAAAATTTTATCAATTTGATAAAAAACGAAAACGTATACGTTTCATTTGGAAGATCTACAAGCTGGATTCCTAATGATAATTCTGTCCCGGTTCCAACAGATAATTTTGATTTATTGAAAAATTTCTTCAAAGATCAGCTTTACATGAAAAAGGTCACTACAGGAAACGTTATCCGGGTGGCAAAATATTACAAATGGATAGCAAATTCCCGCTATCAAATGTATTCACCTTCAGAAAATATTGAAACGCTGTGTGAGCCAAAACTGTATGCAAAAGCTCAGGCAGAAGCTGTTGTAAGCAGTGGAAGTGTAATTTCAATCAAAATTATCAATGAAGGTTCAGGATACAGTTCTGCTCCAACAGTAACTATTTCTGGTGGAGGAGGAACCGGAGCTACAGCAACAGCAATCATCAATAACGGAAGTGTTGTTTCAATTATTGTTACAAATGGTGGATCCGGGTACACTTCTACTCCTGTTGTAACCATTACTGCTCCCAGACCTGATATTTCCGATTCTCCTTTTTCTGTTAATCCATATTATGTTGTGACAGATGATCTGAACGTATACGTTTGTGTAGATAATAACAATCTGGGCATTTCTACGGTCAAGCCAACTTCAACAAACGTCAATGAGGATGATTCCGGCGGTACTGCTTTGGCTGACGGATACAAATGGAAATATCTTTATACAATTCCCCAGACAGATGCAGAGAAATTTCTTACAATGAACTGGATTCCGGTCAAGATTTATCAGGAAAATGACGCGTCAAATAACTGGTATATTCAGTATAATGCCACTTCCAATGACAGAATACATGGGTATGATGTTCCATTTTCTCTGAATGCAACCACGCTTATGCTGAAAGTCCGTGTAAATGGAGATGAAGGCGGGAAAATTGTGGATACCAATGATTACCGGAAAATTTCCCTTATTCTTAACCCTGTTGCAAAAAACAGCGTATACGCTGCCGGAGCGAGTTCATCTGATAATACGATTGTCCTGAATAACTCTCATGATGTAAGTGATGTTGGTGCTTTGTGGTATCCTACAACAGGAAAAAAGATAAAAATTTTGCGCGGCCCCGGGCGCGGGCAAATCAGAACCATTACCGCATTTAACAGTACAACCAAAACAGTAACGCTTGATTCAAACTGGGATGTCCCGATTACAACTTCTTCAGTTTATGGAATTTTGATCAATTCTCAGGTTTCCAATTTATGTACAATTTTGAATTTAAGTTCTGTCAGCGGAACGTTCGTTCAAGATGAAGTTGCTACACATACTATTACCGGAACAACTGCAAATATTGTCAAATTTGACAATACAGCCAATAAATTGTATGTAACAAACGTTTCCGGTACATATTCTGTTGGCGGAGAAATCAATCAAGGCGCAGCTTCGGGAACTTTGTCTTCCATTATTTTGCCTGATGCGGAGAATGAATATACAGATGTTCTTTTTACAGAAAATAGAAAAAAAATTACACGGTACAGTGATCAAATCGAAGATGTCAAGATTATCATCCAATTCTAGTATAAATAGATACGTATGAGCGTAATCAAAGAGTTAGCAGCAAGTCCTTTTTTTGACGATTATGACGCCCAAAAGGATTTTTTGAGAGTCCTTTTCCGGCCCGGAAGAGCAGTTCAAGCACGTGAATTAAACCAGTTGCAATCCATCCTTCAAATGCAGGTGGAGCGTTTTGCAAACCACATTTTCAAGGATGGATCTATTGTCTATGGTGGCGGAACAACTATAGACACAATTTCTGCAAGATATTTGAAAATGGAGGAGCTTGTTCCGGGTTCTCCAAGTGAAGAATTCAATCCTGTTTCTCTGATTGGTAAAACAATCAAAGGTGTTACTTCTGGTGCAATTGCTTTGGTAACAACAGCCGCAGACAAGACTTCTACAGATCCCAAGACATTGATTATAAAGGAATTGAATGGAATTCCTTTTATTGGTGGAGAAACTATCAGGGTTGTTGTTCAGGATTTTTCTGGCAATTACATTAATGACACAGCTTATCCTAATCCTGTTGCTACAATCAAAAGCAGCAATTTTTATGGTAAATCATCTACTGTCAGCATTTCAGATGGAATTTTTTATACAAAGGGAATGTTTGTTATTTGCAACAGTCAGACAGTTCCTCTTGATAAATATTCCAACACTCCAAACAAAAAGGCGGGGCTGCTTTCTCAAATTCAGATTGTCAGTGAAGGAGATGATCCTACACTTCTGGACAATGCAACAGGAACTTACAATTATTCTGCGCCCGGTGCAAGCCGTTTGAAGGTAATTTTGACTCTGGAAAGCAAGGATCTGAATTATACTCCTTCGCCTGAAGAGAATTTTATTGAACTTCTGGAAACAAGAGACGGAAAGTTGTACAAACAGATTTCTCGTCCAAATTACAATGAACTGATGAAAACCCTTGCCCGCAGAACCTATAATGAATCAGGAAATTATACTGTAAGACCATTTATTTTGAATCTTGATGATCATCCTTCAGATGAAAGCAAGCTGCGGGCATATTTAAGTCCGGGTTTGGCATACGTTAACGGGTTTGAATTTGAAACTATTGCTACACAATATGTTGATATCAACAAGGCCCGTGATACAGAAACTACAAACAATTATGGAGTTTCTGTTTATTATGATAATTATTTTCTGATCACTACATCAGGCTCTTCAGGGCTTTTTAATATTGGCACGTTCACCAAACTTGATATCAAAGATTCTTCAAATAACCAAATTGGAACTTGCTATGTCCGTTCTATTGAAAAAGTAGATAGTTCAAAATTCAAATTATATGTATTCAATCTTTCACTTAATACAGGAAAAACAATCAATGATATTGACAAATTTGTTTCGTCTTCTCCTGCCGCAACTCTAAAATTGGCAACCCCAAAAACACTGTACAATCCTTTAAATACACCGCTTGTTTACAATACAGGATTTGAAAAAATTTCTTCTGCTACAGATATTTCTCTTTTTTACAAAAAATTCTTTGCAAACCAGACTGTATCCAGCAGCACAGTAACTATTTCACTTACCGGAAATGAACAATTTTATTCTGTATCTCCCAATGATTATCTTGTATCTGATGGTAGCGCATATATCGCTGTTACCAACGTTGTATTAAGTGGCGGAAACCAGACAGCAACACTGACATTATCAGGATTTTCTACAGGAACTGTAAATATTATTGCAAATATAAGAAATGTAAATGCTCAGCCAAATATCAAAATTCCTGTAAAAACAAAGACATCTCAGGGTTATTGCACACAGACAACCACAAACAGCAACGTTGTATATCTTCAATCTTATGAGCCTGATATAAACAACTATTACCAGAATTGTAAAATTCGTTTTCTGTCTGGTACAGGAGCTTCCACAGCGATTTATACTATCAGCTATTATAATGAAACACAAAAGTCAGTAACTATAAGCGGAAACGTCATCGTGGATACAAGTACATATTATGAAATTGTTCCTGAATTTACTGTTGGAACCACAGATTTAAGCAAGGGATATTTTGTTCACTCTCTTCCCGGTGGTTTGAATGATAATACATTTATAACTCTTTCAGGGGCTTATGATGGAATTGGTTTGATCAAAGTTTACAAAAATTTGAGCAATAATGATACTGATTGGTTTGAAACAAGCAAGGACATTACTTATATGTTTGAATTTGACGGCGGACAAACTGAAGAAGCTTACAGAGAATGTAAAATCAAATTGAGATCAGGTATGTCCTTGCCAAACGGAACAGTTTTGCATATCTTTTTCAACAGATTTACTCATACATTTAATGATGGATTTTATAACGTTTCCAGCTATCCAAGCAACGACAAGAATATTTACGTTGCTCAAGATATTGAAGGAAATTATGTAGATTTGAAGAATTGTTTCGATTTCCGGCCCGTATACGTTACTGGAAGCGAATTTATTTCGCCGAACAAGACTCCAATTCCATATAGTTTGTTAAGTGTTGACCTTTCCTATTATCTTGCAAAAATTGTAAAAATTATAGCTACTGCTGATGGAGAATTTGCTGTATTGGAAGGTTCAAGTGCCAGAAATCCAAAGCCTCCGGCAGATGTTGATTATGGCATGACTTTGTACACAATTTATCTAAGTCCGTATACAAACAACAAGAACAGTACAAAAATTAAATATATTGAAAATAAACGGTATACCATGCGTGATATTGGAAAACTGGAAAAGCGTATCGAAAATATCGAATATTATACCAGTTTGTCTCTTGTTGAAAGCTCTACTGTGGCAATGGAAGTAAAAGATACTGCCGGAAATACACGCTTCAAAAATGGTATTCTTGTTGACTCTTTTGAAGGACACAATATAGGAGAAATTACAAATCCTGATTATAAATGCTCTATTGATATTACAAAGAAAGAACTGAGACCACTGTTCAAACAAAGAGCATTTACACTTTATCCTCTTTCATATAACAATATGATTGTGCACAGCAACGGAATTGCTACAAGAACATATACACTCCAGAATTATATTGTCCAGAACAAAGCCAGCCGGAAGGTGAATGTAAACCCATATTCGGTATTCCTTTGGAGAGGTTCTGTTACACTGAATCCATCTTCTGACATCTGGAAAGATACCAAAATTCGTCCAACAAATATTAATAATACTAATAATTTAAACAATAATATCAGTTTTGGTTCAACGCCTTGGAACACCAATTTTAATGACTGGAATACAAACTGGAGCGGAAATTGGGTTATCAATACACAAACACAACAACAGTTTGAAGAAGTTATTGAAGAAAGAGAAACTTGGGAACCTGATCTTCTCAGTTTTGGTAATACAGAAATATGGATAAGAAATGGCGGTTCAATGCGTTTGTCTTGGACTGATCCATTCACAGGACAAGCTTTGCAAACTCCTGTTTATGTGGCTTGGCAGCGGCAAATGGATGGTTCTGAACGAGCTACAGCAGTAATTCCTGCCCGGCTTCAGAGAACACAACAGGTTGTAAACAGACCTACAGGAGCGCTTGTTCAGACCCAAACAGTTGTTCGTCCTACAATTCAGGTACAAAATACTAATCTTGGGGATGTTGTTGTTAATGTAGATTATATACCTTATATCAGGCCAAGAACTGTAACCTTTACTGCAAAAGGTCTGAAGCCAAATACAACAGTATATGCATTTTTTGATGATGTTTCTGTTTCCCAATATATTACTCCAAGCACTTTGGTTACCAACAGTGCTGGAGAAGTAAGCGGAACGTTCAATATTCCTGCCAACAAATTCCTTACCGGGGAACGTCTGTTTCGGTTGACAGATAGTTCTACAAATGACAGATCTCAGGAAACCACTTTTGCTGAAGCAAAATATTTTGCACAGGGACTTGAAGAAGAAAAAGTTACACTCAATATTCAAACAGCATCCATTGGGTTTGAAACTTCACAAATTCAAACTGTAGTACAACCTGTTGACCCTCTGGCACAAAGCTTTTTTGTTGATCCTGTAATTTATCCAAACGGGCTTTTTATCAAGGAAATTGATATTTTCTTTGCAAGTAAAGATAATGCCATTCCTGTTATTTTACAAATCAGAGAAAACGTAAATGGATATCCTTCCAATACTGAAATTCTTGCAGAAGTTCTTAAACCAGCTTCTCAGGTTTCAACAAGCCAAGACGGAAGCGTAGCAACAACATTCAGTTTTCCTTCTCCAGTATATTTGAAACCCGGAGAATATTCTATTGTTTTGATTTCAAATAGCAACAAATATGAAGTCTGGGTTGCAGAAATTGGTGAAAAGGAAATTTCCACCAATACACTAATTTCTGAACAGCCTTATGTTGGAAGCTTTTTCAAGTCACAAAATGCTTCTACATGGACGGCTGAACAGACACAGGATCTGAAATTTACAATCAAAATGTGTAATTTCACCGGAACAACCTTTAATATGGTTTTGACAGATTTCCTGAATCCTTCAACAGAACCTGATATTTATGTCACAATTCCTGTTCTTGAAACTGTTTCAAGCGGTATTGATATCAGGGCCGGAAATTTGACTGAACGGAATATTGTTATCGGTTCTATTGTAAGTGGTTCAGGAATTCCTGCCAATACAACAATTACAGGAATAAATTATGTTGAAAACAAAATTACCTTGTCTAATTCAGTAACAACAACAATAACACAAGGCTCGCTGCTTGGTGTTTTGAGAAAAGCCGATATAGAAAATGCTTTAGATGCAAGAAATATTATGAATTTGTTCCGTACAAGTTTGTCTGTATTCAATCCATTCAACAATATAAGACTTTCTTATACTTTTAGAGCAAAACAATATGGTTCAGGATCTTTGGGATCAGAAACGCCATTTACTCCCGGTAACAATTATGAATTGCCTACTCCATGTCAAATTGATGTTGCAAATGAAAGTTTCCGTGTTGGAATTTATGGAACAGCAGATGCACTGGGCCAGTTTGTATCTCCAGTAATCAATCTGCAACGAAATTATTTTGTAGCTGTAGAAAATATTATTAACAGCCCTGTAATTACTTCCACATTTGAAACAAATGCTACTGGTGGTGAAGCATATGCCCGGTATATTACAAAGAAGGTAACATTAACTGACATTTCGAATTATCTGAGAATTTATCTTGATATGTACAGGCCCCAAAATACTGATGTTAAGGTGTTTTACCGGGTTTTGAGAGAATCAGACGCCGGGACAATTTATGAAAAATCTTGGGAAAAAACTGTTACTACAGACAATATTAATTCAATTTATTCCAACAAAGAATCTGATTTCTTTGAAGTGTGTTTTGTTCCGGCAGATCCTTCTTCAGGCAATCCATTGATAAATATTGGTGATTTTATTGAATTTCAGGTAAAAATTGTGCTTCTTTCTTCCAACACATGTGTTGTTCCAAAGGTAAAGCGTTTAAGAATTCTTGCTTTGGAGTAATTTCAGATGGATTACATCAAAACAGAAGAAAAGCAAGTTTATAGAGATCCTGAAACAATGGCGTTGATTGTTAAAAAAGATGGGGTCATCAAGGAATTGTTAAGAAGGATCAGGGCTTTGGAACGGCGTATTGAACAACTGGAAACCAAATTGTTGTCCAAGGATAAATAAAATATATGGCAAAAACAGTAAAACTGATCCGTTTAAACGCCAGAGACAATCTTTCAGTTTGGGCTGAAAAAACGAATTCTATTATTAACGTAGTAGAAGAATTTATTGCAACTTCAGGGTCTATTGTTACACAGGGAACTCCTAACACTTCCCAAATTGTTGTTTGGGATAATAATTATACTAATAAAACATTGACAGGCCCCATTACTTTAGGTGCCCAAACTGCAACTACTGTTTCTTTTTCTGTAAATAATGAAATAATTACAGACCTGACAGAAAAGACAATTGCTTCTTCAAACGACTATGTGATGATTTTTGACAGTACAGGAAATGCTCTTAAAAAGGCAAAAATTTCATCCATTCAAACATCTCAGGCTGCTGCTGGTTCTAATACTCAGGTTCAATACAACCAGAATGGAGTATTTGGAGCTTCTTCTGGATTAACTTTCAATTATACAACAAATGTTTTGAATGTTGCTGGTGGTTTAACGGTTTCTACAGGTCAATTGGTAGTAGATCCAAACACCCAAAATACTGGTATTGGAAAAATAAACCCTTCATATAAACTTGATGTGTGGGGAGATATTAATGCGACAGGATCTTACAGAATTAATGGTGTTTCGGTTTTAACATCAACTTCTCTTGGTTCCAGTGTTGTATCAAGCAACCTGCAAAGTCTTGGAACTTTAACATCATTGACTGTTTCCGGTACAACAAATATTCAGGGTCAAACCACAATTTCCAACACATTGTTTGTAAACAATATTAACTCAACAGGAACAATTTCAGGAACAACTTTAAGCGCTACCGGAACTGTCAGTGGAAATAGTGTTACAGCAAACACAGCATCATTTTCTTCCAATCTTTCAGTAAAAGTTTCAGAAAATTTTATAGATACTGGAGGTGTATATATTGAACCTACAAAATTTCATATTTATGCAATATCATCAAACACACTTCCTGCTCAATGTAGTAATATATCATTTATAAGAAAGAAAAATACAGGCATTGTTGCCAATGATTTTCTTGCAACAATACATTTTTATGGATATGGAACAACAGCTCTTACAATAGAATCTGCGAAAATTGTTTGTGCTGCTGACGGAACATTTTCTGATTCAGCATATCCCGGAAAAATCAGCTTTTATACCACACAGACTACATCTAATATTGAAAGAATGACAATTTTTAGTGATGGTAATGTGTCTATTGGAACTACAGCCAAAAGATCTTTGCTTTATGTTGCAGGAACAATTAATGCAGATAATACAACAATTTCAAGTTCAACTATTGCAATTAATACAAATGGTTTTGGTGACAGACAAGCTTCAATTACATTTCACACCAATACAACTTATAATCCCGGTATGAGTATTGTAAGAGAAGCTGGAGCTAATGGAAATACTGTATTTACTTATAGAGGAACAGGATCTGTATATTTTACCAAGTTGGAAAATGGATGGTTTGTTTTCCAATTTGGATCACAAGATCTTGTCCGTTTGAATACATTAGGACAATTTTATGTTGGAAATGCAACATATTCTGTATCATCCACTTTTTATGGTAATGTCATTATTCCAAATAACTTTCTTGGTATTAAAACCACAAATCCTGCTTATGAGATTGATGTTAATGGAACAATTCGTGCTACAACTTTTATAGGTAATTTTGATTGGAATCAAGTTCGTATTC